CAATAGATTAATTAAAGATCTTAAAAGTATTGCTGAACACAATATTTATCACGATATCCAATATTTGCCAAGTGTTGTTGTTGACCTTATGAGAAAATTACACTTTAATACTGAAGGTGTAAAGGAGTTTATCGACGCTTCAGAAAGCAAAGTTTACGAACCTAAAAAGTAAGTGATATGGAGATGATTACAAATTTAAACTCACTATGTAGTAGTTGCGGTTATTTTGACGATCAAAGCCCTTTAAATAATGGTTATGGTTGTAATCATAAAGACTGCGAGGAGGGGGAATTTTTGGATGCTAAAGGCAATCATATTACTTATCTCGACGGGCTGATTGCAATATCATTTACTCGTAGAAATATAAAATGTAATCGAAGATTAGCGAAAAAATTCCTTAAAAAAGCAAGAAGGATGAGTTTAATTGAAAAGACAAAATATCTAAAAAAACTCGGTGTTAATTTTCATGGAAAATGCTTTTCATTTAGCTGTCCTATCTCTTATGAAGTTTCATTTGATGATATAAAACACTACGGGAACTCCAAAGAATACAATCACATTGAAAGTGAAGAGGATATGCCGCAATATTTTGGCAACGAATTAATGGCGGTCGGTATAGATTTTTACGAACCTAAAAAGTAAGTGATGAGTAAGGAAAAGATACTATTTAGCGCTTCAATTAGAGTGGTTAAATCTTTGATAGAAAAGAACTTTTTCTTTGATACTACAGAAGTGTTAAAGGAGCCTATAATTGAAGCTGAAGATAAAGAAGAGGTTAAGCGTTTTTTACTGGAAAAGCACCCTCAATTCTTTCAAAACGGAAAAGTGTACCAGAGGGAAACAAAAGATGATGCGCAATTCTTTTATGTAGTGATAAGAAAGCTTTTTAACTGGGAATTGAACCAGGTAAAAAACGGATCTTGGACATGCGCCAATTGCGGAGAGGTGCATGAAAACAAGTATGTTTCTCGACCACGGTATACGAATAAGCCTCCTTTTATCGATTTGTTGTTTTGTAATAACGACGGTCATTGTTTCGAGGAGTATAAGAAGGAGTATTACAAGGATGTAGAACTTCCAGACGATGAGTTTCATGTAAAATCAGACAGTTTAAATTACATCTACAAATGCACGGAAAAAAGCACAGGGAAATGTTACATCGGAAAGACTAGGAATGCGCCTTTTTTTCGTTGGTGGAATCATTTAAAACATTCTTCCAGTCCTTTTGGTTTGCATTTAAGAACCACCGCCTTGAGTGATTGGACATTTGAAGTGTTGAAAGAGCTTCCTTCAAACACTCCAGATAAAAAGGTGTTCGAAATTGAATCAAATTACATTGTCGAATTTGATTCAATAGAAAATGGGTACAACTCAGTAATCAGTAATAAAAAGTCAGTCGTTGATTCGACTCAAAAAACATTAAACTTTTAAAGTAACGCATTATGAATTTTAAAAAACAAATCCAATACTTCGTTTCTCGATCGATTCTAATAATACTAGGATTTATAACTACAGGAATGGTTCTTAAGCGTTGTCAAGATACTGAAAAACAAATCCAAAACGCTATTCAAATAAATGAGCGTTATCTACTTTCATACAAACTAAATGATAATAATCCATTTGAAGAGCCAACAACTTACGAAGTGAAAGTATCGGCGATAAAAGACGGGTTTGTTCAATTTGAACTTGATGAAGGCGGAAGTCTTTCCTGTTCAATAGAACAATTCTTGAGAATTTCAACTGAGATCAAATCAGTTGAACTAGAAACAACACTCTACGACACCACACCTGTACAACGTTACAAATACAAAGATGGAGGAACAGGAACTCATCCTATCGATTGGGAAACAGGAGAAAAAGGAACACCGATAAACTAATCATCATGGAAAAGATAAAAAACATTTCACCAGGGAACCATGTGTATTACGAGATCAGAACTGAAAAAGGATTTTCTGATATACATTTATGCACGATTGATCATCAAGACATCAAGAATTTTGAAGAAGATCCCGTCAAATTCAACGAACGCCATAAACCAATTCCAATATCTGAAAAATGGCATAACCGATTTGGAGTAGAAAAGAATGGATTTGATTCATTTGAATATGAACTTCCACGAAAAGTAAATATTCGTGTGAAAGTTGTTTTTACAGATGATTACGTCTACTTAAGACAATCAAATGATGGAATTTCACTAAATGACTCATTAATCACTATTTGGAATAAAGACGTTGCTGGAAGATATATATATGTTCACGAATGGCAAAATCTGTACAATTCATTAACCGGAGAGAAATTGAAAAAGAAGTAGGATGATACGATCAGAAGAATTAAGAAGGTGGAATTGGGTAAACGGGAATAAAGATGGATGGTCCAAAAATGTTCAGGTGTATCGATTTGATGATGAACATATTCAACATACAGATAAGTCAAATAATCCTGTCGAACTAAAGTACTTTTCGCCAATCCCACTAACCGAAGAATGGCTGTTAAAGTTTGGGTTTAAAAACTACGAACGTTTAAGATTTTCACTTGGAGGTACTTTAATTGTAGACCTTGAAGATTTTACCGTTGGAATAAATGAGTGTGATGTATTTTGGTTTTTAAGTAACGATATAATGTACGTACACCAACTTCAAAACCTATACTTCGCATTAACAGGCGAGGAGTTGGTCTTTAAACAGTGAATAAAAAAAGGCGATGCATAACACATCGCCTTTTAATTTTATCAAATTCCTCTTTTATCCTAAGACTCATAAACACTCATCAATCCGTCTCTCGATCTACGATAAATAAGTTCCTTTTTTAAAGTGCTGATAATATTTTTTTTACAAAAAGCATCCTTTGTATTTAAAACAAAACCTTCCCGCTCCTTCTTCAGAAAGTAAAATGAATTTAGTGAAATTCCTTCGTTTGATCTTAAAACATTCTTCGAACATGACACTGTGACTTCGATTGGATCGCGAACCTTTACATCTTCAAAGCACAAGCTATCAGAAGTAAGTTCAAGATCAACAGAATCAATCGTGTTGATGTCCGAAAAATCATTTACTGTCGGCACACACTTAAGATCTAAAACGCATGTGTTAGCACTTGCGTTAAACGCAAATACCAATAAACCGATTAACAACAATAGATTTTTCATACCTTAAAAGTAACAAGAAAAAACCATTAATTGCACATTTGTGTAATCTTTTGGGGTGATTTTTGACTACTCAACAATTACGTAATCCACATACTCTCCAGCTTGCCCTTTGTATACAAAAACCTTTTCGTGACCATCAATAAGCCTACTCTTGTCGATTTCTTCGATAAGCTTTGGTTTCGGTTTTGCTTCCTTTTTATCTTTCTTGGCCGCATTCTTTTCAGCAAGCTCTTTTGCTTCTAATCGATCAGCGATCCAATAACAAAGCGCAGAACCTCCAAGAAAGAACGTTATCAAGCATATTCTAACAATTGTCCAGGTTTCATCCATTATTCCCTGTTTTAGTGCCTACATGCAGGATGTCTCATGGCTCCATCCGTCAATATCAGTAATTCCTGGTAAAGGTTCTTCTCCACATTTACATTGATCTTTCGTTATTAATAATTCCAATGAGTCTAAATAGGATTCTTTATAACATTTTAAATCATCGAAATCACAAGTCTCTGATGCTAATATTATTTTCCACTTTTCATAACTGAAAAAAGACATCTTATCATCTTGTGTAGGACCAGTTTCGTTATGATATCTATACTTAGCATTATTCCAAGAGGCTCGAATTTCCATTTTACATGAATTGATTTTGAATCGGTCATCCTTTTCAGCTTTTGATTCTCCACAAGAATTAGTTATTATCATTAACAGAATGATATAAAGTAGCTTCATGATTAGTTTTGTTTTTTTTAGTGGTTATACGACTAAGTTATACATTATCAATTAATTTCCAACAGTTGTCGTGTATTGAATGACACAGCAAAGCTGTAAAACCTCATTGAGCTGAAGGTCAAAGTCTTTAAATTCTGGAGAGGCGTTCAAAGAGTGGCACGTAATAATTCCGTTATCTACGTCATGTTTTTTGATCTGCTTGAACAATACCCCATCTTTGTGTATAATAACCCAATAAGGATGTTTGCGAATTGGAAGACTGTTTTTCCAATTCGACTTATTCAACTCTCTGGTGGTTAATATGCTGCCGTGTTTTATTGAATGACTATCATTATTATCCATACTGTCACCTCTAACGCTCCAAGCAATGTAATTCCCTTCTTGTACCTGATCAACGATCACTGTGTGTAAAGGAAGATCTGTTAAATAATTCGCGTCATCATATGCGTCTAGGTAGCCCGCTTGTGCTTCTGTGTTTAATAATGGCATAGTCATAAGGTATTGACCGTTAGGTAGGGTTGTTACTCGGTTAAAGTTACTGTTTCCTGAAGTCTCAGGAATTGCAATGTAATCATCTTCCAGTTTCGGAGGAAGTATTTTATCTGTTTTTAACAATTCACGCAATATTGCCTGTTTTGAATTCGGGATCTTTCCCCCAGATTCGTAATTCTGGACTGTTCGCGGTGATGTGCCGATCATTTTCGCGAACTCACCTTGAGTTATTCCGTTTTTTTTGCGGTATTCAATTATATCTAAGTGGCTGATATGGAGTGGTTTGTTCATTTTTCAAATGTTAAAAATAGAAATATTGCGTATGTAATATTGCGTAATACGAAATATTGCGTATATTTGTCTAGACACTTACAAAGGAAACAAAAAACTTCAATATTATGACACCTTTAACCCAAACAACATCACCATTTGATTTAGTAACATCTTTCTTGGATTATGTTATTTCACCTTCAACGGAATTTAAAGTTGGAGCAAAAAGAGACATCGCGATAACAAAGAAGATTATTCGCATCGTTTCTAACGACATTCCTTACGACTGTAGAAGGATCGAAACAGAAAACACCTTCGAGGTTGATTTTGGACCATTCGAAAAGGAGGGTGATCACATCGCCTTCGAAATAGGTCGTGATAACTCAAGATTATTTATTGAGAGCGTAACTGTTCAAATGGACGGGAGACCTGTATTGATTCATGAGGATTGGCTTGATACTGTAATTCCAATGAATAGTAAGCTTGACAAATTGATCATTTCCAAGAGCAAAGAGCATTTATCCAAAGAAGGATGTCTGTAGATAAAAACAGCAATTGCAAGCACACTTTAGCCCCGTAACGACATTGATTTGGTTCGACGGGGTTGAGGTGGTAACAAACGAAACGACATGGAAGATAAAACACTAATAATAACTTTTTCTAGGCTTGGATTACTGCACGAGTCTTTAACTCAAAAGAAGCCTTCAAAGGTAGCGTACAGCATTGTTGAATTAAGCTTGAAACGTGAAGAGAATAGAGGTGCATTAATAGCGATGAAGCAAAGAGATGCTTTTCCTTGGACTATCCGCGAGATGAAAAAGAACATCGAGATGCTTGATAAGTCAATCAACATCGCTTTAGCTGACTACTTCAAGGTCTCCAATGCTGATCGTCTTTTAAAATTCACGGCAACGGAACCGAGAATTGATCAAATCAAAGAATCTGTTGCTAGACAGACAAAAATACAACCAAGTAAATAAGATGGAGAAATTCGAATTGAAAAAAGAGCATGAAGGGCACTTGTTGCCTGAAGTGATCTCTGAAGCGATCAATAATAAAGTGGCTAAACGCTTTATCCAACAATTGTCTATTGACAACGACATGGATTACACGTACCTGGATAAGATAATCCAGCGAAAGCGCGCAATTCCATCAAGAGATTGCGGAAAGAAAAAGAATGCCATCAAAGCGATGGCTGAAATCATCAATAAAGCACAAGAAAAATAAAATAAACATTGAGTCTTTCGCTTTCAAATATCGAACAAGTGGTTTTGGGTTTTGCTTCAAAACAGCAATTGCGCGAGCTTGTTGATCAATGGAATAAGGAAGAGGAATGTTTAAAAGACAATTCGAACTGTGAGATCCTGGAAGATAAAAGTGAAATGCTCCAGAATCTTCTTTTCAAGTCGAATGGTGAGCGAAGATTATTTAAAAACAACAACGTAAAATAAAAAAGTAAGATGAATAACAATTGGTTTACAGTAAAGGTGAAGTACACAAAGCAGCTTGATAACGGAGCGTTAAAGAGAGTTTCAGAACCGTATTTATTAGCGGCAATGAATTATAGCGATGCCGAAACTAGAATTTATGAAGAACTAGGACAGGTTATCCGTGGAGAGTTTAATGTTGTAGGTATTACAAGAACTGAGATTCACGACATTTTTCATTATGAAGATAGCGATGTTTGGTACAAATGTAAAATCAAATACCAAGGTGTTGCTTCTGATTCAGAAAAAGCAAGAAAAGTGACACAAGTAATGTTGGTTTCTGCAAACTCAGTGAAGCAAGCGTATGAGCGTCTTGAAGAGTGTTTATCAACGTTAATGGTTGACTTTGAAGTTCCTTCTGTTATCGTTTCTCCAATTGTTGAAATTTTCCCTTATACGGAGAATGTTGAACAAGAAGAGGTAGAGGAAGTTGATAATGATGAAATCACAGAGGTTTATATCGAAGAAACTGTTACAGAAGATCAACCTTCCGGTAAAGCAAAAGCAATGGCGATGGCTTTAAATGGTAATGAATATCGTTCCGAAACAGTTTACGAAGATCGTGAATTTGCCAAAGAGCATAATCTATTGATTGTTTATGGTGATGAAGATTCTATCGATTCGGATAAGCCCAGCTCCTTATGGGTTGAGGGCGTAATTGAGGAAAAGCATTTGATTGCCGTAGGTGATGCAGTCGCTGTTTCTGGAGACTTAATTTTATGGGTAGCAGAATACCCTTGGAAATTTACATCAAACTACCCGTACCACAAATTTGACATCATGAAGGATGGCGAAAAATACTGCGAGGGAATCGTAATGGATCTAAATAAGTAATTCAATAAAAAAACGTAAAAACACGACAAAATGAGTAATTCAATAGTAAAAAAGGAAGAGCTTAAATTAAAAGACTACATCGGAAAAGAAACGGTTCAAAAATTTATCAAAGAAGTTCTTGGAACCAAATCAACGGGATTTGCTACCAACCTAACACAAGTGGTTAGTCAAAATGAGATGCTGAAGAATGCAGACAGTCCAAGTGTACTAAACGCAGCGATAACAGCAACACTTCTGGATTTGAATTTAAACCCATCTTTCGGACATGCATATATAGTTCCTTTTAACAACAAGCAAAAAGACGGGAGCTATAAAGTGATGGCTCAATTCATTCTAGGGTACAAGGGATTAAAACAGCTTGCAATTCGATCAGGTCAGTTTAAAGCATTAGATACAAAAACGGTGTTTGAAGGTCAGTACGTTGAGGATGACAGTTTTCTTGGCTTTAAATTCGATTGGAAATCAAAAAAATCAAACACTGTTGTTGGTTATGCGTGTCGCTTTGAACTGATTAATGGCTTTGAGAAGACTTTCTTTATGACAGTGGAGCAAATCAGGGAGCATGCTGAAAAGTATTCGAAAACTTACAGCCATAAATACGGACAATGGAGCGTGAATTTTGACGGTATGGCGTCAAAAACGGTAACGAAACTTTGTTTAAACAGTGGTGAAGCCCCGTTGTCTATCGAGATGCAGAAAGCAATAAATGCGGATCAAGGTGTGATAAATGATTCCAAAACGGAAAATATCGAATATCCGGATAATCCAGAAGCGGAAGACGTACCTCTTGAAGAGGTTATTGAAGAAAAGAAAGAAGCGATGAAGGAAAATAAAGCTTCGAAAGGTGGACAGGCTAAAATTCAGATGCCATGATTGAAGGATTAACAATAATTGAAAAGCCTGAGCACTTTTATCAATCTATGAATGTTGATGAAAAAGAGGAGTTGTTCAGTAATTTCTTAATCAACTCCTGGAGCTATTCGAAAACATCGTCTTTCGCTAGAAATGAAAAAGCTTTCGAAATGCGGTACATATACCTCACGAAATCTAAGTATTCAGCCACTACAATTGCAGGGAGTGCATACCATGAAGCATTGGAAGTTTATTTTAAAGGTTTTCAAGATGGAGCTATTGTAAGTCTTCCAGAATTGGAAAAGATCGCATTCACATACATTGACGAAGTGCATGCGAATGTTTGGAAAATTCAAAAAACTACGCCTTCCATTCAAGAGTGTAAGTTGAAAGCGACAAAAGTAGTAACAAAGCTTCTGTCTAATTTCTACAAGGAAAAGGCACTTTATGAAGATGACATCAAGCGCGTTCTGGGGGTTGAGTTGAAATTAAAAGAATTCATCACTGTGAATGGGGTAGACATACCTCTTCCTTGTAGTGGAGTTATTGATTTACCTATTCAGACGCACGATGATAGAGTTGTCATTATTGACCATAAATCAAAATCATCATTCACTGATGATGCAGAGGCGAAATTAATCATTGGAAGACAAGCAATTACTTACGCTCTGCTTTATGAAATGGCTACAGGAATTAAAGTAGATGAAGTTCGATTTGTAGAAAATAAACACTCTGAGAATAGAGACAAGAATAAGGCTCAACTTCAATCATACGCTGTTATTCTTGACGATGATACACGAAAGCTTTATGAAGCTCTTTTGTATGAGCCGTTAAAGAGAATGATCGAGGCTGTTTCTGACCCGGATTATGTCTATCTAATGAATGAAGCGGACAATTTCGTTGACAAAGCAGAGCTGCACGAATTCTGGTGTAAAACACAAATCGGAGAGATTGGCCAATTCGACATCGACGAGTCAAAAAAGGACATGATCGAAAAAAGACTAAAGAAAGTCAGAGACTCCAATACAACTGTTATTGATCCAAAGATCATTAAAAACTTTCAAGAAAACGCAAACTCATTTATCAAATACGACCTTAATAACACCAACATGACAAAGAAAGAAAAGATCGAACACGTTTTGCGTTCGTTCAATATCATCTCCGAAGTAGCTCACACATTTGACGGCTATTCTTCAGATACTTACCTACTGCAATTATCAGCAGGGACAAAAATACAGAGCGTTCACGCTCGAAAACTGGACATCGCCAACGCGTTAAACGTGTCTAACGTACGAATCATGCCCGACCTATTCGTTTATGAAGGAAAATCTTACGTGGCAATAGAGTCTTCAAAGAAAAGAGAGAAAGATCTTCTTTGGGACGCATCTATGGTAAAAGATATGAAGATTCCGATAGGTATGGATAATTTCGGGAGGTGCATTTATTGGGATTTAAACAACCAATCAACACCACACGTTCTTATATGCGGGGGGACAGGCTCTGGAAAATCGGTATCAATTAGATCGTCGGTTGAATCCACGCTAGTTGCCGGGGTTGATCAAATTGAGATTTTTGATCCGAAATTCGAATTCCTTGAATATAACGGCAATTCAAACGTGTCTGTTTACAATGATATTCTTGATATCGAAAATCGAGCGAAGGAGCTTGTTGATTTAATGAATGGCATGATATCAAAGCGAGAGAAGAAAACTATCCTCGTTGTCATGGATGAGTTCTCAGACGCCTACATGATGTCAAGAACTGGAAAGGAACTTGAAATCCGTGAGAATGTTAAAGTTGGTTACTATAAAGCAACAAAAAATAACCCTTTTCCGCAGCCGAAATTTCAGAACAAAGTAACCGGCAAATTAAAGTCCCTAGAAGAAAATATTCAATCTCTACTTCAGAAGGGTAGAGATTCAGGGTTCCGATTAATTCTTGCTACTCAAAGAGCCGACACAAAAGTAATTGATGGTAACGCAAAAGTTAACCTTCCTGTTCAGATATGCTTCCGAGTTCAAAAAGAAGTTGATTCAAAAGTTGTGATCGACGAAGGTGGTGCGGAAACGTTAGCAGGAAATGGAGACGGGTTGTTTCGCTCACCTGAATACCCTGGAACGGTTCGTTTTCAATCATTCTGGAAAAAGGAGAAGGTATGTTAACAGAAAAACAACAAAAAGCCTCCGTAGCTATTTATCTAATCTGCTGCGCGCTTGCAATTTCTTGTGTGTGGCTGGTTACGGCAGTTATGCTAGGAGCCTCTTCTGCGTATGCTTTTACAGCTTGCGGAATCGAGATTATCACAATCCTTACTCTTTGGATTGTTTATTTCAAACCATTTAAAAAATAGAACTTATGAATATAGATCAAAAGTTGAGTCGAGTAAAAGAAATCGTTGAATCGGAATTTCGAGTAGAAATCACCGATGACATGAATAGACAAGCTCAGAGAGCATACCTGTTTATCATTCGATTAATGATCAAAGATGCTACTCCAAGCTTTGTAGCCAAGCATCATAAAGAACTTACAGGAGTATCAATAACACCTCATGCGATTAATATTAAGGTTGCGTTGACACAGGAGTATAGAAAAAAGAATAACGCCTTTGATTTAGCCTTAAAATCGTGCGAAGAGAAGTGCAGCGATATTTTTAAGAGCGAAAGAGACTCTTTCCTTATGTCAGAACAGAGAAGGGCGTTTAACCGCTTAAATACTGCTGTATAATGGAAGGTTATTTAATGTTAAGCAGAAAGTTCTTCAAAAACGCTCTTTGGACGCAGTCAAGGACATTTTCTCCAGCGGAAGCGTGGATCGATCTAATTGTATCGGCACGATTTGAAGCGGGAACAGAAATTGTTAACGACAAGTGGATCCAGTTGGAGCGTGGAGAACAGATTGCAAGCGTTAGATATCTCATGAAGCGTTATGGATGGGGTAATTCAAAGGTTTCAAAGTTCTTGAAAAATCTAACGTCTGAAGGGTCGATAAGACGCGAAGTAAGACAGGGTGAAACGGTGTTAATCCTCTGTAAATACGACGATTACAACGACCCGAAAAACAGAAGTAAGACAGCAGCGCGTACACCGACGCGACAGCAGTGCGACAGCAGCGCGACAGCAGCGCGACAAAATAAAGAAGGGAAAGAAAGAAAAGAAGGTAATAAGGAAAAGAAGATAGAGGAGCGGAAGAAAATCTTCCTTCTCTCCCTAAATGATTTTCATCCTGAATTTCCAAAGGAGATGATTCGAGACTTTGGAAGGCATTGGACTGAACACGGTGATCGAGATCGTAAGATGCGATTCGAGAAAGAAAAGACATTTGGTGTGAAAGCACGATTATCAACATGGAAGCGTAATGAACAAAAATGGAATACAGGTAAAAAAACAAACCAAGGATTTAGCGACAAACTTTCCAATTGGGGTAGTTCAGCGAGTTAGGAGTGAGATTAATTCGGTTGCCAAGATCCGAAATACACCTAGCAATGAAGCGATAATTCAATCGTTGAGATACTGTTTCGTTCTTGTAGGTCTAAGGCAGGAACAGTTTCCTGACGAGGCACAAACGGCAGTTTTGATTGATTTTATCAAAAGAAGGCTTGGAAACTACACTCCAAATGAAATAAAAATGGCTTTTGAAATGGCTATTGCTGGAGATTTCAAAGTTGGATCCGGGAAAGATGAGTTAAATCCTTTTGGAAATTTCTCCCCGCTTTATTTTCAGACAATATTCAACGCTTACGTTGCTCATCGGAATAAAATAGCCATCGCCTTAAAAAGGGAAGAAGATGTCTTGAAAATTCAAGAATCTATTGAGGAATCAGAAAGAAGAAAAAAGGTGTTTTTTAATCAATCTGTTGAGATGTTTAACAACTCAAAAACAACTTTTTTAGGCGATAAATTCAATGCAAACGCCTTGTATTTTGCTTTAAAGCCATCCTTTACAACAGAAGAGTTGGTTGATTTTAAAAACCAAGAAAAAGAACGGATGAGTCAACAAAAAACAGAGCTGGAAGCCCAAAAGAAAGGTTTAGGAGCGGTTTCAAAGGAGCTTCTAGGCTTGTCTTTCTCTGTTTACGAATGGAGGTGTAGAGTGTCGGTAATTGTCGTGAACGAAGCGATTAAACGAGGAGTAAAATTATGATTCAGTTTGATATTGAAAATTTCAAAGAAGTCGATTACGATCAACTCAAAGAGTGGTTTGAAAAGAATGTTGACAATCTCCCTGATACTCTGGATGGTGGGTATAAATATTACCGAGATGTTCGTTTTTCCGCAGAACTTTGGACATATCAAGCCGATCAGATAAAAGAAAAATTCAAAGGAATTCACTCCAATTCAGTGATTGAGAAAAACGCAATCGTAAGATCGAGTACTAGGAACCTTGCGATGCTGTACTACGAACTTCAAAAATTGGAGTCCTGGAACGTTCCGCTTGCAAAAGCTTAATTGGATTATGGAGGTTTACAATCAAAATGGTTGCGTGGTAAGCGGGAAAGTTGTCATTGATAGTGTTGCTCATCTCGTGGAGGAAAAGTTCGTTAAATGTGACAACTCACTAAACAGGAGAGCTTGGAATACAACTGAAGAAGTGTCAATGTGTCCAGTTTGCTTTCCAGATGGAAAAGTTAAAGGAATAACCGGAAAGCAATTGGATTTGTTTTTCGATAACTAAAAATATTACAAATGAAAGCTAGAAATCACATCACAGACAAGCAGCGAGAGTTTATTTTAAAGAACTACATGGTTATTGAGCTAAAGGAGATCGCTAAAAAGATAGGTTTTTCCGAAAGCTCAATTGGAAGTATAATCAAGAAAACTCCACTCGAAGAGATTATGCAAAAGTCTGACTACTTCAAAAAACCTGCCGACGTGGAGGTAAAAGGAAAGTTTATTGAAGGTAAGTGTTTTGATAAAAAAACAGCATACGCCTCAGAAAACGAGTTAATGAGTGGACTTCCAGTTTATACCGTTGACTCTCTTCATTCTGAAGAGTTAATGATTTACAACAGGCTTAAAAGTTCAAATAATCGAGTTTTATGAATAAGAATAAATTTCGTTGGAAACGTAGAAAACTGCGGTTTCCAGCAACTAAAAGAAGGATCATGCAAGCAGCAAACGCGGCAAGATCAGGTTACAAATCGGCTAAAATAGAAAAGCCATAAAACAACATCGTTGAAATGAAAAAGAAGATTAAAAAACAATCGATTATCGCACTGGTAGTGTATTTGCTACTGTCATTTATCTCGTCTAATCTAAACGCTATGAATTGGGATTTGTGGGCAAAAATTACGATGTCAGTAGTTGTGCTCGCTCAGGTTTCAGAAATAGTTTTCTTCTCCGATGAGAGGTGATAAAATCAAAGAATAAAAGTTTTTCTGAAAATAAAATATAAAACACTTGCGATAAACTAAAAAGTGTTTTATATTTGTTATGTCGATAGGAATTATTGATATGATTTGGTTTAAGATTTAGAGAGTCGTGCTTCGGCACGGTTTGGTTGATTAGCTCAGCGGGTAGAGCGTGGGGTTGCAGTCAGAAAACATGATACCAAGGTCGAAGGTTCGAGTCCTGTAAGGAGTACTCCCTTCATAGGGTCATAGTGGTTAGATTTAGGTTAGGTTAAATCGCGGGAGTCTCCCGATTCTCGCGATTTGTTATTTAACAATCTGCTGATCCAATTAAAATAAAGAAGATTGAATAATCTTAGGTAGGCAATCGAGCAGATGAACGAGGCGTTCTGTGGTCTTCGGTTACCGTGAATAAAAAAAAAGCATCTTCTCAGCATGGAGATGCTTTTTTTGGTTAACGATATAGAGAAAAAGAGAATGAATCACGTTGAATACAGAATACAAAAGTCCGTTTGCATTTATTTGAAATTGAAACATCCACACGTTCTTTTTATGAGCGATACGGTCGCCAACTTGAAGCTCACAAAGACTCAAGCAGGAAGGAATAAAGCAATTCAAAAAGACGGATTTAAAACGCCAGATTTGATCATTTTCAAACCTAAAGGGAAGTATCACGGGTTGTTTATTGAGCTGAAGGCGAAAACTCCATTCAAGAAAAATGGCGAATTACTCAAGGATGAGCATTTAGAGGGACAGCAAAAAACAATCGATGATCTAAATAAATTAGGTTACTACGCGACTTTTGCAACAGGCGTTAAGGAAGCGATTGAATGCATTAAAAAATATATGGATGGACGATAGCGCAAATAACACAGCAATTACCCTCTTTAAATTCGATATGTACTATTTAAAAAGAGGTGTTCTCTTCGGGGAAAATCTTTTCGCGAAAGATTGGATTGAAGCCGAAAGGATAGCGATGTTATCCAGGAGAAGAGATGCCGTCATAAATGGAAGAGTGATTAGTACGGAAAGTGAAGAGCTTAAAGCGTACATGAAGATAAAAATGAACTAACCAGTCAAAAGATAGTGTGATGAATACAATTAAAACAGGATCAGACTTTAGCGGAGTTGGGGCGTTCGATTACGCAATTGAAAGAGTTGTTCCCAAAATAGAAAATACTGAACACGAAAGAATATTTGCGTGTGATTGGGATAAGTTTGCCAGAACTTCATACATAGCAAATCACGGAGAACCTTCATATTACCCGAAAGATGTTTATGAAAGAGAAATCCCAAAAGATCCTTTGGACATTTATATGACCTCACCGCCTTGTCAAGCATTCTCGATTGCAGGGAATAGAAAGGGCAAAGAAGATGAACGCGGTATATTGTTCTTCAATTCGCATGAGTTTATCCAGAAAAATAAACCCCGGTTCTTTATTTTCGAAAACGTTAAAGGCCTCCTTTCTGATGATTCAGGAAAAACCTTTCAAGAATGGTGTAATATGCTTGGAGGAAAATCAGTTAATGGTGTGCCGGTTATTTTTGCCGATGAAAAAGCAGTTCCTTATCACATTTACTGGAAAGTCTTAAACTCAAAAAAACACGGAGTCCCCCAAAATAGAGAGCGTGTTTTCATTCTTGGAATTAGGGATGATGAAGATAATCAATTCACTTGGCCAAAAGAGGAACTATTGACGAAGAGGTTAAAAGACATTCTGGAACCTGAAGTTGATGAAAAGTATTTTTTAAGTAATCAGGCCATTAACCAATTAATCAAAAACAATGTTGATACAGATCATCTAATCCCTGGCGATGTTTCAAAAACAATTCGTGTAGGCGGCGGCGGCAGTCTTTCTGCTAAACACTCCTTTGATATGATCAAGGTTATGGGTAATTCGAACCCTTCTGGAAATGACATGAACGGAAATGTGTTTGATTCAGAAGGAATAAGTCCCACATTATCTACTAACAAAGGAGAGGGTATCAAGGTAATGCAGATAAACCCATCAAAGGAAAGTGGAGGAAAGCAGCCATACAAACAGAATCGAGTTTTTGACTCTGAAGGAATCGCGCCAACTATGGACACTGAATGCGGAAGACCTTCCGTTTTAAACGGTAAAACAATCAGAAAATTAACTCCGTTAGAATGTCATCGTTTACAAGACTTTCCAGATAAGCACGTACAAAAAGCGCGTAAAGCTGGTGTAAGTGATTCACAATTATACAAACAAGCTGGTAACTCGATCACTGTAAGAGTACTTGAACTGATCGTTGAGAAATTAATCAAAATAATGAAAAACGCATAACGCATAACTATGAACTTACAACTATCACTAAAACGACAATGGTTTGAGATGACCAAGGCGGGGGTCAAGAAAGAGGATTACAGGGAGATCACGCCTTATTTCTGTAACAAATTTTTGCTTTTTGAAGGAGAGAAAAAGCCTAGAAAATTTTGGCAAACAATGCTTGATTGGAATTCTGTGGAAGAGATTTTAGATAATCCTAACATTTCGTTTAAGCCTTTCCAACACAACATCATGACAGATGCATATCCTTCTAAACAAGAGTTAGATCGTTTTTGCACCCTTGAGCATAAAGGAATCGAGATACGTACAGGAAATCCATTATGGGGAGCTAAAGAAGGGAAGTTATATTTTGTAATTAAACACGGGGAAATAATTAAAAACAGATAGATATGAGAGAAGCAGTAAAAGAAAAGGAACAAAGCAAGGTATTACATATAGGTGGTGTTACCCACCGTTGTAAGTTAGTAGATTATGGTAGTGAAGAAAAACGCTGCCTAAAATGTGGATACATAACCTTTAATGACAAAACAAAAACAGACCAAGAAATAATTACCCAAATGATAAATGACGGACATCCTGCTCCTGATTGTAATGATGTTTAATAAGCGAATAAAAATGATAGTAGGCATTTTTTCAAGATTAGAAAAACGTCCAGCGCAACAACACTCGTTTTTTACGGAATCAATGAAAGGAGTATGAAGTTGACCTTCCAAAAGAAGGAGATACCATTGATTTTATATCGACACATAGGGCAAAAATTAATTATATTGAAGGAAAGCAATGGTGTTATTCAGATGAAGTAACCCAATGTGATTGCTCTGGGCTTTGTAGAAACAAATAAATAATAGATATGAATAAAGAGAAAAAAAATATGATAGAGTACTATAATAGATATAGTGATAATGATGATTTAGACCATATGGGGCGTTGGGCGAGAATTGCGGTATTAAATAATATTCAAATAGCGTGGATAAGTAAGCACACTATGAAAGGAGTTGAAAAATACATTGCTAGCTGCAATTTCCCAACACAATTAAATGATACAGCTAAAGAACATAAGGCGTGCCATTCACTGGCAGAGGCGAAAGAATTTGTAAATGAGCGTTGGGAGTGGTTTAAGGAAAACACTAAGTAGGTTTATTACATTCCAAATCCAACCTTTTACGGATGAAAGCAAAGTCTTCTGATTTGTCACGGCACGACATTGAAGAGGCTTTGCGTTTTTCTTCTAAACAACAAACATCTTTTGAAAAGGTTACATAAATGTGTTAAATTTGATAAGTATGGAATTAGAAAAAGCAATTGAAGTATTAAACACTCATAACGAATGGAGAAGAGGAAGTGATAGTGTAGAGATGTCCGATCCTAAAGAGTTGGGTGAAGCTATTGAAGAAGTGGTTAAGTATTACGTTGGAACCAACGAAACTCATATAAAAGAAACTCAGGTCAGTCTACCCCGCTTGCCTCGTCTCGGTGTTCCTTATCCTGATTACATCTACAAAGAAGCTCAAGTAACTATACCTTTTATGGAGCGCTTAGATATGATAAAGGATCGATCAGTTCAAAAGGTATTGGAGTACAATCAAAATATAACACTTTCCTTGAAGATGCTAAATGAAATGGACTTGTCGCTTTGTTCTGATGAGGAGAAGGAGAAGCATAAGGAGATGGTAACCATGTACAGGAATAGGGAAGAAAACTACAGAGCAAATGAGAGATAGCACATTTAAAAAGTATTGCTTGGTTGTAGATGAGTGGTTTGTTAACGGGTTTAATGGCGCTCAAGCGTATAAGAAATTCTACCCGAAAGCAAGCCCTGACACGGCTACAGCTAATTTTGAGAAGATACTTAGGATAACCGAGGTTAACCAGTATAAGAAGAAAAAGCAAGATGATGCTACTGAAATGCTTGGTACAAGTCATATAGAGATTCTTAATGAACTTAAAAACTGGCTATACGCAGATATCACCGAAACGATTGGTTTAAGCCCTTTAGAAATCAAGGAATTGCCGATTGAATTAAGAAGACTTGTTTCTTCCTACGAGCATATCAAGAGATCCCTTGGTGAGGAAATGATGGAGGAAACGATTAAGTTGAAATTCATCTCCAAGGAAAAGGCATTGGAGATCATTACGAAGCATATTGGTTTCTTCGAGATACACAACCAACAAAAAACAGTAATATTAACCCCAGAGGAACGCGCAGAAAGAATCGCAGCTTTGAAGAGTAAAATGAGGTGAAAATGGCTTGTTTAAACGACTGCGATAAAAAGCTTCCTACTAGATGCGAAATAATTAAAGCTCACGAAACCTTAAAGGATCGGGGTATTGTTATTGTAGGCGCTTCCGAAAGTGGGAAATCAGCCTTATTCGCTCAGTTAGCAGAAGCACTAAAAGCACAAGCGGAATTCGAAGAATTGGTGCTGGGAATTGAAAAACACTCAATGGTAGGGTGTTTATCCAGAAATGCTAACGACTCACTGATAGACGCTAATCGTTTATCAGACGTGTTAACTCAGTGCAAAGACGTTAAACCAGTTAAAAAGCATCCCTTCGAAAAGTATATAGGGAGGCCGAAAAGAAGATAAAGCAAAACGATATGAAAAACAGAATACCAAGAAAGCTTAAAAAGAGATTGAAAACTCAAGGACTTTATTCTGACGGGGTAAGTCTATATCATTGCTTTATTTGTCAAAAGAGAATTAACGGATATGGCTATAACATGTATTTGTGTAAAAAATGCTATCAAAACAAAACGACATGAATCAAGAAGAGTTAGATAAATTAAGAAAAGGAAGTCGCGTTTTATACGCCGGATCAATATTTGAAGTGGCTGTTGTTAAGCCATTTCCGCATAGCAATATGATAGGAATATATGATGAACCACCAAGTAAACACGTAGACTACATCCAGCCAAGCAATGCAAATGTTATCTATGATTGCCATGCATGTATTGGTAATGGTTGCGAAGTATGTAGTGGCTGTGGGGAGATAATTTGGTAATTAAGTAAAGCAAAACAAAAAAAAAACAGTCGAACCAATTAAGATTCGACTGTTAAAATACTTTGGCGGGTATTAGTTGTTTTTTTTCATCATAAACTCACTTATTGATTACAAAAACGTGAAGTAAATGTACAATTTATTTTGCGCTTCTGTATGAATTATGAACTTTTATCGGATCAAGAGCTTGTTGAGTTGCTTGAATTGGAGCATGAGGAGGAGATCTATCAGCGTAGATTGTCGTTGCTTGATTTCAGAGAAGGGAAGAATAAAAACTACAGCCTTTTAGCAGAATCATTAGCCGAGCAAAATTATGAGGTTGATGAAGATGGAAAGCTTCAGCGCGTCTACGGTGTTGGAGGTGTTGTTCTGGAAGGAAGTTCTCGAAGCGGAAAAACATGGTCGGGAATTGATTTTATCATTTACTTAGCCATTCATAAGCATGCTGAATTTGGATGTAAAATAATTATCGTTCGTGAGACATACACGGAATTTAAAGACACTCTATATGATGATTTTAAGCGTCGATTAGATCATTACGAGCTCGACAATCCTTTTCATCGAGCAAAAGAAGTCAAATCATTCAAGATAGGAAAGACAACGATTACATTTATGGGGTGTGATAAGATTGGAAAAGCACACGGAGCTGGATCTGATTATGTCTTCTTCAACGAAATGATGACCATAAACCAAGAGGTTTTCAACCAACTGGAACAACGTTGCCGAATCATGTTTTGGGGGGATTACAACCCGTCATTTACTCAACACTGGGTGTTCTCCTCAGTAATAAAACGAGATGATGTCGCTTTCTTACGAACAACATTCCTAGATAATCCATTTGTTTCCACCAACGAAAAGCGGAAAATACTTTCTTACGAGCCTTGGGAGCCTGGCTCTTATGTTGTAACACCTGAAGGGTCGATCTTATTCAATGGTAAAGAAGTTAGCGACGGAAATCAACCACCACCACATCAAAGAAATGTAGATCAAGGAACAGCGGACGTTTTTAACTGGAAATGTTACGGTTTAGGTATTAGAGGAGCGATGAAGGGTGTAATTTTCCCGAACGTAACCTGGATAACCGAATTCCCATGGCATGTAGACCACACTTATTGCACAGATTTTGGATTTACGCACGATCCATGTGTTGTTAACCGATATGCGGAAGATGATATTCCAAACACTCCGTACATTGATGATGATGGAAATGATGCGTTTGCTTTTGAAGGTAACATCTACGTTGAACCATTGCTTTACAAACCTATTCCGACAGCTTCAGAGCTAGACGCTGCGATGATTGCCGTTGGTGTTGATCCTTTGGTTCCAAATATCGCGGACAGTTCTGATAAGTACATGAGTGAAAAGCATGGAGCAGTTCAAATGGTCCTTGAGCTTTATGACATGGGGTGGGATATCTCAAAGGTGTCGAAAACACAAAATAACGTGTATTGGCTTACTTCAATGAAGCGAAAGAAGATACACATCGTTCAGAATCATCTTCATAAAGAGGTGTCTACAGAGCAGCAAAACTACATCTGGAAAGAAGTTAACGGCATGCCTATAAATCAGCCGATTGACGATTTCAACCACTTTTGGGACGCGACAAAGTACGGACACATCTCGCATCAATTCAACCCAGGAGACGCTTCACATTCGTAAAAAAAAAGCAATAAAAAACTCCTTACAAGTAAATGCAAGGGGTTTTGCTAAAATTTAGAGCTTGTACTATAAAAGAACAATCTTTCTTTCGATTGTTTTACCGTTCTCATCTTTAAGCTCCTTAATTCTGGCTCCAGGAACAAAAGTTAAAGCTTCAGCGACATTATCTCCTTGTTGAGTAGTAACTTGTATCACACATCCTAAATAAGGGATCTCCATTGCTTTTGTCGATTTCATCCAACCTTCTTTTTTTGAGGATGCTTTACTGATTAATTTGAAAGTGTCTCCATTTCCCCAGAATTCAATATCCGAAACGTTTTCGGAAGCCTTTGATGCCGTTGTGTTATTGAGTGTTTTTGACATTTTGTTTTGTTTTCGTGCTTACTGCGCCAGTATTGACACTATAAATGTATGGATAATTCACAATAGTGTGCAATTAAATGTGAAAATGTGTTTACTTTTTCCTATGTTTGTATCTAATATGTAAATTATTTGTAAGTGTCAAGGGATTTCATAAATAAAGGTATTGGATCAAGCGGCTTAGCTGAAGCAGTTAGGCAACAGAAGGAAATCAACTGCCTTATTGAATCTAAAACTCAAACGGACATTTCTCAATCTTATGTAGAGGCATGGGTAAACAGACATGAACGTTCTGGATCTCCTGATTACTTCCTAAATTACATGAAGAGCATATTGAAGACAGATAACTTCTTATCTGCGTTCAAACAGTTACGATACCCACTTCCTTCTTCTCAATTGATCAACGATAAGATTAAGATCGATTTGAGCCGTGTGTTTCATGCGGAAGACTCGTTTTTCAATTATTCACTCAGAGGAAAGAAGATAGAGCAGCCTGAAGAGTTGCAATCAAAAGACTTTAACGACACGATATTTGATGCGCTTTTGTTTCGATTCAACGACCTGGTAGTTACCGATATGATTGACATCAATGTTCCTGAAAGAACTATTCTATCGATTGAAAAGGTAAAAGCGATTGAGGAAAGTAACGGAATCATTGAAAGAGTTGCGTATTTCGCTGAATTAGACGGTGAGAAAGGTTATTCATACATCGACACTAAGATGTTTGCTTTTTACCCGAAAGACGAAGACAAAGAAGCTATTGAAGTGCCTCACGATCTCGGGAGGTGTCCCGTTGAGTTTGTTACCAAGGAAGCGTTTGGTAATAATGGCATTGTCAAAAAGTCAATCTTCTCATTCATCAAAAATGATCTAGAAGAATACAACCTACTTCGAACGTTTAGAAAGATGCTTGATGTAAATGGCACTTTCCCTGTTGTTACAACGTTTAAGCAAAGAGAATCAAGAGCGAACACAAACGCGTCGAAAGGTTCAACAGACAAACAACCAAATTTAAAAGACCGAACTCCTTTATCTTCTGGGTTAGAAACTCAAACGAACACTAAAGGAGCGATAACGCAAGCTGGAACTATAATTGAGGTACCCGCACCTAAGAAAGGTGATATGGGGCTTGATATGGATGTGGTGAAGAATTACATTAACTACTTTTATGCCCCAGTTGAATTGCTTGAGTTTATTGATAAAAGGATAAAGGACACTCAGGCATTTATCATTTCTGCAATTGTGGGAGATCACTCAGAAGCAGACGAAAGCGCAAAGAACGAATTACAAGTTGGTAAATCGTATGTATCAAAAGAGGACAAGCTAAGATCTGTTTCAAAGATTCTAACACGAGTTGTTGAGCGTTCCGAATTTGACTTTTTAGGACTTAAATACGGACCATCTAGTATAAGTGTTGATTTGTCATTTGGTGCCGATTTTTTCCTTGCTTCCACTGAAAGAATTTATGAATTAATTGAAAAGTCTCCGAATCCTATAGAGACACGCGAACTCTTAATGCGCGCCTCTGGAGGTCAAAAAAGAGCGAATTCCGAGAAGCATAAAAGAAATATGATCGAATACTCGCTTATTCCTTACGTGGATAAAAAGGACTTTCAACTAGCGATAGACGCTCAACAGGTCGGGGACATCACCTTTCAATTACAAACACGATTCAACTATTGGCTCGGAATGTTTGAGGCTATTTATGGTGATATTCTGGTTTTTTGGGAAAACATAAACGGAAGCAATTCAGACAGAAGAATTGAGATAAGCAATTTATTAACACAGATAATCGAAACAAATGTCGAAAAAGTACAAAGGCCTTCAGTTGAAGGTGAAGTTGGATAAAGGAAAAATTCTCATCAATGAAGGTAGAGAAGCAAAGCAGAACGTTGAAACAATCTCGTTAAGGCATGGCGTGCCAGAGTGGTATATGTTCTTAAAGAATATTACTACAATGGGTGTTCACAAGGCTGATCTAGTGAATATCTTTGAGATCAAAAAAGACGAAAAGAGCGGCTTCCCTTCTTATGAAGAATTGGATGATAAAGATCTTTTCGCGGGTATTCAAAAAGAATTGACCGTAGCCTTTAAAGGTGAGGAGAAGCCGTTAACGGAGGATCAAAAACGAATCGCAGAGCTTGAAGCTAAGATTGACGCACTGTCAGGCGTAAAAACAGTTACGCCCAAAGAAAGTGTAGCGCCAGAGTCAAACGGTAAGGAAGAGGCTGAAGCGCCAGAAGATGAAGGCGAGTTGCAAGAACTTCGTGAGGAATTTGAGAAAATCACAGGAAGAAAGGCGCACCACACATCAACAGTGAAGACGTTGAGAGCTCACATTGAAAAAGCGAAAGCTAACCAAGCATAAAAAAAAACTTAAGAGCGGGGTAAAAAACAACAAGATCCCGCTCTATTAAATCAAATAATGAAGGACAATTATGAGTGATTTTGAATTAAACGAAGAAACAGCCGAAAAGTTTGGGATTCCAAAAGATAAGATCGGAGAAGTATCCGCGCATGTAAACGCGCATGTTGTTGACTTAAAGGGAGAGTGGGATAAGACGATCAGCGAAAAAGCAAACGAATTATCTTCCAACACTCTCGAAGGAGCGACAAAGAAGATTGAAAAAGAATCAGGTATTGCCAGGCTCCCTAATGAACAAGCTAAAGATTATTTCGTTCGTGTAAACAACGAGTACATGCCCAACATCAACGCTAAGCTGGCAGCGGCAGAGCAAAAACTTATCGACGCTGAGAAGGATGGAGCTTCTAAGGAAGAGATGATCAAGCTAAAAGAGAAGTTTGATGCTCTCCAAGTAAAAGAAGCAGAATTTGACACCTTCAAAGAATCAGGTATTGAAGAGAAGTACAATGCTTTATTGGAGTCGAATTCAAAAATGAAAGACGATCTTGCTTTCAATAGCAATAAGCCGCGATTTGCTGAGGGAACCAATGAGTACGAAGCTGATGCGAAATGGAATAATTTCGTGAAAGAAACTAAAGCACTAGGGAAGCTTGAGAAGGTTGATGATGATTGGGTTATCATTGATAAAGATAATGCGAACAAGGTGTACAAGCTTGCTGATTTAGTGGCTAAAAACAAAGAAATTCAAGGGCTTGTTGACGGAAGGCAGCAACCAGGTACAGGAGCAAGAACTAAGGACGATAAAAAGATTGAGGGTGTTCCTTTCGCTGTTCCTGCCAACGCGACAGCAGGAGAAAAACAAAAACTTATTCGTGAACACTTAACTTCAAAAGGTGTTGATAAGCATAAGAATAACAAGGAATACACAAAACAATTTCAAGAGTTATACTTGAAAATCAAATCAGCTAATTAAAAGAGCAATAGACCGCTTTTACAATTATATACAATGCGAAGGACTGCATGAAATCAGATTATTTTATTAACTAAAAATTAAAAGTTATTATGGCGTATTTAGACAATACACTATTGAACGACATCCAAGACAACAAGGTCGGGGATGCTCGTAGACCTGACCGATTGGGTATCCTGCAAGCGGTCAAAGCTGGAGAAGACAGAATGGATGAGTACATCTCCGACTCTGTCCGCGAACAGTTAAGAACAATTTCTTCTCAAAGAAAGGCGAAGATTCCGGTAATTAAAGATGGGACCACAACGGTTACCACTTCTCCAGGATTCTCGATTCCTGCAAATTTAATGGAAACGGAATTCTATTACTTCCAACCATTCAATGTTGTCTCAGGATTGAGATACTACCCATCTATGCATGCAAACAACGTGGTGGATGGAGAGACTTACAGACGTAGACAAGTGTTGCGCGTGCTTGAAGATATGGGAAAAAAGAAAGAGGAGATCATCGCTACTCAATTGGAGCTATTGAAGACTCGTCTTTTAGATCATACAACGCAAGTTTCTCAAGGCGACGGAACATTTGTATTTCAAACTGCTACTGATACGCTTCAGATAAATAAGGCAGCACAAAAGGAAACTATGTTTAATAACTCCCAAGCGTTGATGCGCGCTAATAAAATGGATGGAGAATGGAGAGCCGTATCAAACCCTGCGGGATTTCAATTACAATTGTCAGAAATGGCGAAGTATGGTTCTGCTAACGAAAAAAATCTTCAAGCCTTAGGTTTCTTCGGACCAGACCGTGTTTACGAAAGTGATTCAATAACTACTACTTCAAATATTTTTGAGGGTTGGTTGATTCGTGATGGAGCGATTGGAACTATCCTAAATACTCCATGGGATTTCGTCAACGAAACAGAAGTTGGTGAAAAGAAATGGTCAGTAACAGATATGGAAATGCCGTATGTTCAGTCCCAATTGAATGTTTTCTCGAACAGAGAAGCGTCTGATACGACTGCTATGGTTTCTCCAGGTGATGATTCAAACGGAATCATGTCTCATTTCGAGGAGATGGCATTATGGGATCGCTTTTATGTTGTGTACCGATACAACCAAGATCGTGACGTGTACACTTCGGATATTGTGAAACTTCAAGGGCTTTCTTCTTAATTATTAATCACATAAATCAACAAAGATGATAACTCAAAAAGAAGTAGGCCAAGAAGGCAATAGCGTAGTAGAAATAGGCGCGGTAGGAATGAACGTTGTAGGCCTAAAGGCGACACTCGCAGTTGATGCGGTTGCCGTATCAGGTGTTAAAGATAATACCGGGTTAATTACCGTTATCGACAACACTAACAATAACTCAGCGGTAGTAAGCGTACATATTGTTGGAGGAACTGCTACGTTAGCCGTTTTATTTGGACATACGTCCATTGGAGTCGCGAAGGATACAACGTCAAAAATCAACGTGTATTATGACGCAACGGAAGGGTTAAGTGTTCAAAATAAATTAGCAGCGGAAACAGAAGTTACCGTTAAATTCGGATAAGAAGATGAAGGTAGGTTTAGTATCAGATTTTACGTCTTCAGTTGTATTGGACGATCAGTTAATGAGCGCGTCATCTAGTGGCGTTATTCTAAATAGTGGTGTTCACTCGCTGATTACGATAAAGAATTTGTTGTCAGAACTACCGAAGTTTGATTATACATTATCGAATTATGACTCATCAAAGGAGTATAGTTCTTTTCTAGAAAGTAGACAGGCTGGTGATTTGGTTGAGGAAAATGGAGTAATCTATCAGTCAATCAAATCGCCAAATACTGGAAACGCATTAACGGATGATGAATTTTGGCTAGAAACTAACAAGGAATCGATAAGGCTTAAGATCATGATAAGCCGCGTAAAAGATCGCGTATACAATGAACTTGGACTTGTGGAGAAACTTGTTTCTAACCATTATTTATATGCTGAAGGTGATCATGTTAACGATCTTGAAGGGAATTATTCTGCATGGGTGTTCCAAGCGAAAGGATCTGATTACCTTGATTTTCGTATAAATGAAATCGCTGTGCAAGCGAATACAACTGGAAGCATCGACGTTTATGTTGTTCATCAAAAGGAATTGATACAAACAATTTCTGTGCCGGTTGATAATGGGAAGCTTCTATTCAATGAAGTCAATTATTCATTCAGCGGGAAAGGTGAGTTTACATTCGCTATTGATTCACAGTCGGTAAATGCTTCGTATGATTATGTTGACCCATATAATTACGAAGGTTTTACAGCTTATCCAGCAACAGGAACAGGCGCAACTCCTGAATCTTCGGAGTACGTATCCTCTGCTAGTCACAACGGCATGGGATTCAACATTACAGCGTTATTCGATCCTAAGAAGTACATCGATAATAACTCAAATGAGTTCGCAAGGTTTGTTCGTCAAGCTTTCGAGTATGAGTTTTTTGAAATGGTCCTTCATAACGCAGGGAATAGAAGGAATAGCACTGAGCGAATGATAATGGAGCCGCAATTTATTAAAGCTCAGTTATCAGTTACCGAAGGGAATACTGTCGCGAAAAGGTATAAGGATTCGATTAAGGAGGCACAAAGGCAGTTAGCTAAAGCTTACGATATTCAACTTTCTAAAGAGCAAGGCGATGATTTTATTGACGTTCAAATCGGTTCTGTATGATTGTTTTGAAAGATACTCCCAAAGGTGTTGACGTTCAAATTGATCGACTACAGAGGTATTTGTACAATGATATATTGGTGAATAACCCGTCAAACAACTGGACGTGGAATAGCTATCATCGAGCGAACATGAATCCAACAAGGTTGGATCATAAGAAATATATCGCAGAAGTGTACACGGAGAAAGGTGAGTACATCGATGTTTACTTGGATGATTCAGTTTCGGTAACATCGTTTTTCATTGTAGATCCTGTTCGTCAGTTTGTCAACGGCAAATGGAAGGTGAAGGTATCAATGATCGTTCAAAGCTTGCTTGATGAAGTAAAAGGAAATGTTTCGCATCGAGCTGATGAAGAGCATATGAATGACTTTGTTTTAGCTATTAATAAGCTGCAAAACGTCTTCCCTTTGATTAGTGTCGAAACGGAGATCGATGATGTATATAAGGAATTCGAAAAAGAGAAATTAAGACTTGATAATATAGGGGTGTTTCATGTGATGAGATTCAATTTTGAACTCAGCTACGAACTTTCCTGTTAATCAGTCTAAAATAGTTTTAAAAAAAAGAAAGAATGGTTACATTTTTAGAAAATTGCCAATGTGGCAAAAAGACATATGGAATTATGGGACGTACAGGTTGCGTTACTGTTCCAGACGTTCCATACTTGTTTGTATTTAGACCAAGATTGAACGGCAATTCACAGCGAAACACGCTTGATCTTAATGATGCGAATTTAGGGACGACAATTAAGAATTTGATTACACAATCAACTTCTGATGATCTGCGTATTTATCCAACGCCTAAAGTGTTTGAATTTGGAAGCACGCCAACGGACGTTAAGTATCAGACAGCTTCTGACGACACAAAGTTTCGTCTCCCAGGTGGTGAAGTGTATGAGTTTGCGGGACAATTTATGGGTAAAGATGCAACGACACGCTTGTATGCTGAATTTGAAAAGAATAGATGTGGTGAGACTGATATTTGGATGATCGATGTTTCGTTAAACATTTGGATGGTATCTGATGATCTTGCAACGACACTCGTTCGCGGAATTGGAATCACTGGCGAGTCATTATCTTCTTCTTATGGATTCACAACAAACGCAGCAACTAGTATGGTTCCGTTTAAATTCGACCTTGAAACAAAGGACGATATTAAGAAAATGGTTCCGATTACTCAAGAAGAGCATGGATTGACATTTGATGATTTCGAAGCGTTAATTCCTGTTGAAACGTCTGTAGTTGCTGTAAATACAACAACTCTTACACTGGGTGTTTATGATGGCTTCAAGACTATCGCGAGCGGTAACGGGTTTGTTGGACTTACAGATGCGGAAATTTCATTTACTGATGTTACAACAGGGAGTGCCGTGGCTGGATCAACTGTCGAAGTTGGGGAAGGTGTTTATACTTTCACAGCTACAGCAGCAATGACCGCAGGGAACGAAATCGAAGTATCAATTTCACCTTCTGTAGCGAGTAATCGTTTCTTTAATTCTTCTTCAGCTAAAGCAGTTTAATACTATTTAGTTATGGCGATTAGAAAACAAGAAACAATTAATCAGGATGGAGAAAATTGGAACCCGAAAGCGTTTCAATCCATCACAGAAGAGCAAGCGATAAATCGCTTTCCGGGGTATTCGAAAACAACAATCACCGCTGTTTGGAAGCGTTCGAATGGGTTTTCTGTAAAGACAACAAAAAGAGCTGAATTAAAAAGCTCAAAAGAGGCAGCGACGAAACAATCCAAAAAGGAGAGTTAAGCCAAAGCTTAAATTTTTAATGGAAAAGGGAGTGGCCGCATTATGGTCGTTCCCTTTTTGTGTTTTAGAAGTAATGGATTTTTTAGACAAAACAGTTGATTTTCTTGAATCGTTAGCATCGTTTGATGTTGATAGAGCGTGGATAGAAGCTGTTGACACTGAAGTTCAGGACTTGATAATTCACTTAATCACAAAGAAGCAGTTAGGAAATGACGGGGAAGGAATTGACGGTGATGGATTTGATCTAGGGGAGTATACAGCATTTACCGTTGCTGTTCGTTCAGAGTTAGGCCTACAAACAGATCATGTAAGCTTCGAACAAACAGGGCAATATCTGGAAAGCGTAGGTGTGGTAATAACTACTAATGGGTGGGAGATCTTAAAGGATGAAGATCGCTTTCAGGAATTAACCGCTGAGTTGGGTTTTTCCGATCAACACATGAAGCTCACAAAAGAACACGAGAAAATAGTATTTGAATTAATCCGAAAGAATCACGAAGAATATGTCAATAGAACACTATAGAACGATAAAAAAGATGCCTCTCTCTTCATGGAGATGTGTCGGTAATGACGCAAGATTTTCGCGGGTAAATTATGATCCGGACGGTAAATCGACACCTATAAGGAAAGAAGATCACGCTGCGGTTCAAGAGCTTCAGGAAGATTTCGTGCGCTATTTTGGATTAAATGAAAAAGCCATCCTCTTAAATTCTTATCAAAACAAATTGATGAAAGCGCGTGTTTCTGCTGAAATAGACGGGAACAGAATTGCATTGAATGACGTTAGGCGTTGGGAGTTTGAAATCCAACAGCTTTTGGGCGAAATCAACAATCAGAAAATTACAGATATCGACAAAACAATTATTCTCCTGGAGAATGATCGAGGTTTTGAAATCGATGAAGACAAGATAACGGTATTCAAGTTTCACAAGCTACAAGAGATGTACACCGAAAAAATGGAACAGTTAGCTGCGAGGCAAAGAAAAAACAGTATAGGCAATGGCTGATGAAAGAGTAAGAGCGGTAGGGGACTTGGAAAAGGCCTATAAAGACCTGAACAAAGAGTTTGAGAACTCAAAGAATGTAGTAGCTGAAATTCGAACAGAATTAAACAACCTTGAAGAAACATACAAGGTAATTGCTTCGAGTGCCAAAGAATTAAAAGATGATTTATCCTCCGATCCAAAAACGCTTGCTGATCTCAAAAAACAAGCTGATTTAAGAGCTAAGATAAATAGCAATATAAATAACTCAATCAAAGTAAAGCAGGAGGAGGCTAAGTTAAATAAGATCCTTGTACAAAAGGAAAAAGAAAGTGAAGCGCTTCTTCAGAAAAAACTAAGAACAGAGACACAACTGGCGAGGGAGCAGGAAAGGATTCGCGTTCAGAACAGGAAGATAGCAAAGGAGAAGTCTCAAGATCTTAAATCGGAAAAAAGAGACAGAGAAGCATTAGCGAGGGAGCATCAAAAAGCTATAAATAACTCAATCAAATCAAGAAAAGCGTTAATTAACGAAAAGAGTGCGTTCAAAGGCCTTGAGAGACAAGTTAATTCTGCTGAAGCGAGGTTTAAAAGATTGGCCGCTCAGTACGGCATAAACAGCAAGCAAGCAAGGAAAGCCGCTGGAACATTTAAGCTTCTTGATGATCGCCTTCGAAAGATTAACGAAGAGGCCAGAAACGGGAAAAGAGATGTCGGGAGATACGGGAAAGCTTGGGAGTCTGCAAGAGCTACAATTCTTCGTGTAGGTGCTGGAATTGGTATTGTTTCAACGGTTCGAGAGTCAATTGAGGTTCTGGAAGAGTTCGATGAAAAGGTTGCTGACATTCGAAAAACTACAGGGTTAGAAGATAAGGATGCTCGTTTAATTTCGGAAGATCTATTCAAGATAGATACAAAAACTTCAATCACCAATCTTCAAGAGCTCGTTGAGGCTGGAGGTCGATTAGGAATAACAGGTGTTGCCAATTTAAAAGGATTTGCAGAGGCGGCCGATAAGGTATTCGTTGCGTTAGGTGATGACTTGGAAGGTTCAGCGGATGAGATATCTACGAATCTTGGGAAAATCGCGTCAAACTTTGGTTTAGAAGCGGAATTTGGTATTGCTGAAGCGATTGAAAAGGTGGGTTCTGGTATAAACACTCTTTCCGCTGAAAGTAAAGCGGGAGCACCCGCAATACTTGATTTTACAAATAGAATGGCTGGGTTCTCCGAAGTTTTAAAGCTTTCTGATGTTCAAGCTTTGGGAGCGTTCTTTGACGAGGGAGGTCAATCTATCGAAGTTGCTTCTACAACGTTAAACAAACTACTTCCTTCTTTAGCGAATAACTTTGAAAAGTTCTCTTCCATTGCTGGAAAAACACCTGAAGAGTTCAAGAAGATAGCAGAAGAAGCGCCTATTGAAGCCTTAAAACTTGTTGCTAGTGGAGCGAAAAACAATGAAAAGGGGCTTTTTAACCTTACAAAAATACTCGAATCTTACGGTGTTGAAAGCGCAAGAGCGACATCGATCGTTGGATTACTTACAAATAAAACTGAACGCCTTACCGAATTACAGGAGATTAACGCTAAAGCAATAGATGATAATCTTTCCATTACAGAGGAGTTTAACACGAAAAACGACACGCTTTCCGCTACTTTTTCGAAAGCAACGAAGAAGTTTCAAGAGTACATCATCGAATTTGACAAGTCCGCAGGAGTGACTTTGAGACTGAAAAACGCCTTAAAGTTCCTTGCGGAAAATCTTGGTACCATTGTTTCTGTAGGTGGAAAACTACTTACTTTCTTTGTTATTTATCAGACTAGAATAAAGGTTCTAAATGCTCTAAACGGGAAGTTTGGTAAAAGTCTAAAAAAGGTGGTTTCTGGATTTAAGGAAATGACTAAAGGAGGGAAAGGTGCAATTTCTGGATTAAAGAATATTGGAAAAGCTTTAAAGGGAATTGGTTTTTCTGTAGCTATCGAACTCGTTCTTGAAATGGCTTCTGCTTTTTGGGACATGGCTTCAGGTGCAGCTCAAGCTCGTGAGGATTTGGCTAGGCTTGATAAGCAAATTGAAATCGGTAACGAAAAGGCTATCTCCAGAATTGAGAGCATTGAAAAAAGAAGAAAGAAAGTTATTGACGATGCACGTTTAGCTCTTTCAAAAGAAGAGATAACACAAAAGCAATTTGATGCAATATTAAAATCTTCTTCAAAAGCCAAAGAAGAAGATTTTCAAAAAGAAATCGAACAAGCTTTATCTAGAAGAAGAGTGTACAAAGAGCAGATAGCATTTCTAGAAAAGATAAAAGTTACAAATGGACAAGCTTTACCGAGAACGGATCAACTGAAAGAGTTTGAAGAGATAACAAAAAGATTGGGTGTTTTTCAAGAGAATTTCCTAGGCAATATTAGTGCAGAATCTGTCTATGACGGAGTAGCCCAATTAGAGGCTAATATAAAAGGGGTCAACACTCAGCTACCGCAATATTCTAAGGCTCTTGATGATGCAAAGGACGCGTCATTTGAATTGTCAATCGAGCAAAACGAAACAAATAAATCAACAGCAAACGGAGGTAAAGAGGCTAAAAAAGCCGCTAAATCATATAAGGATTTAGCCGATCAATTAAAAAGTGTTTCCGACATAGAAAAAGAACGTCAGGAATTGATTGATGACAGCCTACTTGAAGGTATCGAGAAATCTCAAGAATCTGAACTTCAAAGTGCGGTCGATTTAGCGAATAAAAAAGGAGAGATCAGAACAGACGCATACATGTCTTACATCGATAAAGAAGATAAATTAAGACAGGAGATGATTGAGCGGCAATACGAAGAGGAGATTCAGGCGGCTGTTGATCTAGGAGGGAGTAGAGAGGAAGTTCAAGAAAGATTCAAGCTTGCAGAAACGAGAAGAAATATCGAACTGCAAAAACTAGAAAATGATATTGTTCAGAAAAAGAAGGATGGCTTAAAAGAAATTGAGCTTGCACAAGAAGATTACGACTCACGTAGAATTGAAGCGGAGAGAGCAGCACAAGAAGAGCTTGATCGACTTGAAGAGGAAAGGATTGAAAGAGAGAAACAGCAACTAAAGGAAAGGGCAGATAATAGAGATAAGTGGATAAAAGCAGGGCTGGAAGCTTACGAAGCGTTTAATGAAAAGCAGATTGAAGCGACAGAAAGAGTTGCTGAAGCTGATAAAAGATTGAAGGATGAAATTCAAGCAAATGCCGAAAGGGGTATTCTTGAAAACGATCAATCAATCGCTCTGCAGGAAGAAAAAATTCAAGCGGCCAACGCTGAAAAGATACGTTTAGAAAAGCAAAAGCAAGCCGTTGAATTCGCAACTTCTGCAATTTTGGCTTTTAATAATGCTTTAGGAGAAGGAAAAACAGTTCCTCAAGCATTAGGAGAAGCCTCTTTGTCTGCGGGAGCTTTGCAATTGATACTCGGTTCTTTACCAAAGTTTTTCCATGGAGCGGAAGATACAGGTAGCGTAGGAATGTTTAGCGATCAGTACGGGGCAGTTACAGGTGTTACGCATGCGAACGAGCGTGTTATCAACGCAGAAGGGAATAAGAAGTTGAAAGGAATGAGTAACGAGTCGGTTGTTGATTTGGTAACAAAGTATGCGCCGGTTGAAAATGGTGAAGGGTTAACTCCCGAAATGATAAATCAGCTTTCGGTTCAGCAAGCCTTACAAACACCTCAGATAAAGCAGTATCATTTCAACGATGATCGAATGATTAAAAAGTTGGATGCTGTAAATGATAGCAATGAAAGAATTGAGAAAGCTATAAAATCAATCGTTTTTCCAGAAAACGATACCGCAAAAATGGGGCATGAACTAATCGCGTTTATCCATAAGGATAGATACGGCAACGAAAAGCATTACGTGAATTCTCGAAAAGATGGAGGATCAAGATTAGGAAGAACTAAAGCGTGATATTATGTCAGAATTTACAGAAATACAGTATTTTATTGAAAACAAAGAGGTTTTTCCTGAAGGAAAGGAAGCTATCGGTGTTACAATTGATCTCACAACGGATTTTTCAGAACTTGAATTAACGGTTGATTCTTTAACGTTTGCCAGAGAAGGAAAATCTTTGATATTAAGCATCCAGAACAATATAGGTCTGCAGGCAGCTATTCCAATTTTGATAAAAATAGAAACTATCGAAGAGGAGTTTGTTCTTTCTCCTAAGAAGACATATCAAGAGGAGGATGATTATATCACTATTGGAATTGAAAAGCGGTATGGGTTAGGCCGCTTAATGAAACGTGCAAATGGAACAAATTGGGATCAAGTTAATCTAAAGAAAGCAATTACAGGAGCTTCCAATATTCCGTATCGTGTTGTTGATCCAAACCCTGGAAGTTTATTGATAACGCTCTTTATTCAAGAGGTGAGTTTGACACTCGCTCTTTACGATAAGATTAGAGCCATTGCAAATGCTATATCTTCTATCCTTGGAGGTGCTTCAGGGTTCGCGGAGTCAGCAGCTCAATTAATTACTGAGGCTATTCATACAGCCTTAATGATTGCCGCGTGGATAATCACAACAAAGAAGACCTTTCGTGTTTACTTCCCTAAAAAGAGGTACCTGTACGAAAACAAATTATACAACTTGGTAAGGTTGGGAGTTGAACACCTTGGCTATACCTTGAGTTCGAACCTTTTAAGTTCATATTCAAACATGGGGGTTATCGCGGTGCCTCTTCAAGAGACAAACCAATCTGTTCTCGGGGATGTGTTTAACGGTACCGATTATTTCAACGGCAAATACCCTAGTTCGTTAGATACTATTCCAACTGTCGGAAAAGCTATACAAGCCGTTAAGACAATGTTTGATGCGCGCATGATGATTATCGGAAATGTTCTTCACATTGAAAGTGATGAGTTTTTCAAAAATCAACCCACTCAAACGATTCAAACTACATTAAACGATCAAGAGAAACTTGTAAACAGAAAAGGGTTTAATTTCGATGAAGGATGGTCGCACAAGCTTATCAGTTATGATGTAGACAGTTCGGACAGATATACACTAGACAAAATAAAAGGCGTTCGCGCGGATTATGGAACTAAATATATCGGGAGTTCTGACTTGGATCTTGTGGATATTGAAGGTTCGGAAAATATAGAAATTCCTTTCGTTTTAGGTAAAAGAAAGGATAATCTATCGTATTTTGAGCAGCAAGCGTACATCGTTGCAAGTGTCATTGATATTGTTATCAATGGGTTTGGAGGAAATTCGAACTTGTCTGGGGAAATTACGGGGAGTATCGGAGAGCTGATTATATCAGATGATCATTTTGTGAAAACAAAGCTTATCTGGAGTGTAGGAGGGAAGCAAACAGCAAACTACATTGATAAGATAGGCGCAAAAGCGATCTATCAAAAGAACCACACGCAAAATCAAGTAAAAGAAAACTTCCGCGCCATTGAAGAGTGTGAAGTGCCTTTTTCCATCGAGCAGTTTAAGAAATTACTTAATTCATACTACGTGAATGATGAATTTAATACGCAATTAAAAGTATCGAAGTACAGCTGGTTGCCTAGTGACACAACAATGACTATTGAATATTCAATCGATGCTTCAGAAAAATCAAAAACAGAAACAATACTACTCCATGGATAACAAAAAATTACTTCAAGAAATGACAACTAGGTATGTTCAGAGTTTTGAGCAGTTGATGTCAAAAATGGCTGCGGATCCCATAACGCCAAAAGATCAATTAAGTGATGGTAATGAGGTTCTTTCCATTTTAAAGAACAATAAAGGACCTCAAGACATGCAACGAAGACTACTTGAATTGCAAAATAAACGCGAAAAAACGACAAACAATGGCCTGTAATATAATTGAAAGAAAATATACAAATGCTTACTCAGGAACGCAGTTATCCTTCTTGCAAGAAGATGCACTCGGAAAGGTGTCTGCGTTTGTGCGCTACGAAAATGAGTATTATGTAGGTTCGGGAGCGTCAAGTCCTTTTGTTATGAATGGCCTCGCTTGTAGTTTACAGTCCGGAAATTGGACTGATTACATTGCGTTAATACCAGGAATAGATATCACCATTCAATTTAGTAATGGAGGTAGTTCAAGTTTATACGTCCGCCAAATAACCGAAGTAGTGGGTGATACCTTTTATATGAGTGCTCCACTGCCTTCTCCATTTGATACGGCTACATTTCCAAGTGGAGCTTTGTCAGGAATGAGAATCTCATTAAATCAAGCCCCTGAGTCAGTGGAATTTGTTTTTAACCTCGCTCCAACAGACACACCTTCTGAAAACTCGGTTATTGATGGAAACACAAACTTATTCAGAGTAGATAATATCGGCTCTTTAGCTGTTGGAGTTCCAACTCCAATGATACAAGTTGGCCAGTACAAGTCCGGTGGACATGTATATGATGTAACGTTAACCCTTGAGTCAGTTGGAGGAGTTAGAGGGATTTCGCGCTTCTACAAAATAGACTACTCGTTTAATCAGTGGGGTGTGATTCAAGATGGATTTGAAGAACCGGAATACGAGTTATCACCATTTCACTCGATAAGAAATTATACAGAGAGTGGAAATCTTGATGGTGTACAATCGGTAGACAGTCCAATCACTACAGGCAATATTGCCGCATACAACCAAAACTTTGCCAATGGAAATAATCAATACGAGCTTTCTTCCATTTCTCATGCGGATTATTTAGGAAATCCTATCGATGGAGTAGACTTTTCAAATCCTTCCACTTTTACCGCTGTCATCTCCGCGACAGATCAAAGTCAAACGCTTTCAAAGTTTCAGATAGGATTGACATGGAGACCAAGAGATGCGGCAAGATATCAAGATAAACCATTTTTGCTTGGTGAGATGTTGAAGTGGAATATTCCAAATACAATATTTAACCACTCTTTAACTCCAGATGCTACGGTTTATCAAGGATTAACTTCTGACGGCTCAAGATTTGATTTAACAGACATTCAATTTGAGGTAAGCGCAACCAATGTTACTGTAACGGGAAAAGTTATCCCCGTTAACATGATTGATTTCTTTGAAAATGTTAACGACCCTATTCCTATTGATGATAGAAGAATCACAATTCACGCGGCATTATCAAACCACTTGCTGAGTGCTAATGTGTCCAATCGTGCACACATTAAACTATATGACGAAGACGTGATTGATGCGCCAACTTTAGGTATTCAGTTCGCAGGTGTTTTTAATGAGTTTCTTTACGATCACGCAGGAAATGACATCACAACAAACACCACTTCCAATACAACTACAGGAGATGATCTGTTATATACATCTAGATTCACACTTCAAAAGAACACTATTTACGAGGGCGTGAGAACGAGGGTATTTATTAAAAATGATGTAACACTTGAAGAGGAGACGCTTGAGGATAATTTCTTTGATTTCGCAGACACTTCAGATGGTGTATATATCAATGGGGTGCATGAATATAATAAAACAATTGAAAGGAGTGCTTTGCTTCCAGTGGCATCGGACAGAAATCACATATCCTTAAAAAGGTCAGTAAACCTTGATTCTGCCACGGAGTATGGAATGGAATTGGAATATGGCTTTATTTCCCGAATAGAATCATGGATCGCAAACAACGGAATCCCAGATTATTTTTATAACCCTTCCCTTCCTAATAATGGTAAAAACCAAAATTGGGCAAGATTTACAGATGGAGATTGGCAATTATTTATAGGTTACTACCCTCGAATAAATGATGTCGATGATTACCAGGAATACAACGTAAAGACGCGGCCATTTAATGATGATCCTAATTTTACGTATGATGTACAGCTATTTCTTTCCGACGGAACTCCTATAACTGGAATTGCTGTAGACCCTCAAAATCCATTAATCACGGCTCAAATTACAATAACGCACGCGACTGCGTTTTTAAATGAGTGGTTTGAGCTAACATTAAGAGAAAAGGATGGTCCAGTAATCGGCTTCATGTCTTCTGTTTTAGATAGAGACAACGTAAAAATTCCCAATGTTTTACAGCCAACAACGGGAAATACAAGAATTGAAACTTCTATATCCGGAAGCACTGCAGTTATCAAATGTGT